CGAGATGTGTTTCGTCGCGGTCCGCTACAAGGCGAACGGATCGCCGACGGACGCCCTGCTCTGCCTCAATAGCTGGGGACCGAATTGGATCAGCGGGCCGACCTGGCCGGCCGACATGCCCGCCGGTTCCTTCTGGGTCCGCCGCGAAGTGGTCGAGCGGATGCTCGCCCAAGAGGATTCATTCGCCGTCGGCAGCGTCGAGGGCTTCGGCTGGCGCGACCTCCACAACGGCAACTGGCTCTCCCCTGCCCCGCAAGATTCGAGGGTCCCATGACGATCGACCGGAACTGCGCGTTCATCATCATCGCCGCCTTCGCCATCGGCTTCTGGGCGTCGAGCTGCTCGAGCTCCCAGCCGACGCCGGCGACCGACCGGCCCGTCCTCCGCTGGATCGCCAGGGCGGCGAAGAGCCTCTTGTGGGTCGCGCTCGTGGCCGAGAAGCCGCCGGCGGAGCAGCCCGACCACCGGCTGTACCAGTCGCCCGAGATCGGGGCGGACGGCTACCAGATCGTCGACCACTCGCGAGGCTGGTGAACCATGACGTTCCTCGAATGGCTGATCTCGATCCTCGTCTGGCTGTCGGCCGAGCCGACCGCCATCGACCGCGAAGCCCCGCGCGCGGCGGCAGCAGTGGCGGCGGCCCGCGCGACGATGGCCGTCGAGGCGCCGCCCGAGCCGGCCCCGGCGCCGAAGCCTGAGAAGTGCTGCTCCGACTGCGGCGGCACCGGAACGATCACCCACGGCGACGGCCACCGTACACCCTGCCCCTGCCCGAGTACCTGCCCTTGCAAGAGGAGTAAGAAATGAGCGTCACTCTAAGCCTGTCTTCGAAAATCACTCTCAACGCCAAGCAAGAGGGCGACGCGTTTGTCCAGGCGCCGGCGATCAACTCTTACTTCGCGCTCACCAACGGCAGCGGCGAGGGCCAGGGTAATGCCATGTGGCACAAGGAGCTGACCGTCGCCAACGACAGCACCCAGACGCTCGACCTGACGAGCCTTCCCGTCAACGCGTTAAACCTGTCCGACACGCTCTACTTCTGGAAGATCCGGACGTTCTACGTGCACAACACGTCGACGACGGCCTCGGTCGAGATCTTCGCGGCCGATGCGGAAAACAATCCGTGGGATGCGCTCTATACGGTCCCCGTCACCCTCGGGCCTGGCGGGACGCTGCTGGCGATGGACCGCGTCGGCTGGCTCGTCGGCGGCACCAGCAAAACGATTAAGCTCGTCAACGCGGTCGAGCCCGAGGAGTTCGTCGGCGACACGGTCGCCGATTCGCGGGTGATCGGCGGCATCTCGGACACGTCGGCCCTCGAGGTCGGGATGATCGTCGTCGGGACGGGCGTCCCGGCCGGCGCAAAGATCACGTCGAAGACGGCATCGACCGTCACGTTGAGCGTGGTTGCGACGGCGGCCGGCACCGACACGGAGTTCGACGCCGCACACCCGGACCCTGTTCTGGTCGTCAGCCTGGCCGGCGTGCTCGACTGAAATTCCTACCGTAGTCCGGCGCGACTTCAACGGTGATCGTTTGGGTCTGATGATTTCGGTCGGTACGGAAACCACCACCCGCAATTAGGATCATCGAACATGAAGCTCCGCACGCTCCAGGACGAGTCGGCAAAGGTCATCGCCGAGCTCGAGACGCTCCGCTCGTTCTCCTCGGACAACGCCGACGAGGTCTCGACCGCCCAGGCTCGGATCGACGAGCTGTCGGCCCGTTCGGACAAGATCCACGCCGAGGTCCAGCGCGAGCTGGCCCTCGACGCGAAGCTCGCCGCGCTGCGGACCGTGATCGCCAGCGACTCCGACGCCCGGGCCGTGGTCGCTCCGGAGCCGGAGCAGAAGGACCTGGCGGCCGAGATCCGCTCGGGCGTCAAGGCGTTCTCCTCGGCGAAGGCCGCGGCGGCCGTCGGCGGCTACCTCCGTCAGCTCTACTCCGGCGAAATCCGGGCGATGGGCGAGACGAGCTCGACGTACGACCTCCTCGGTGCCGAGTTCGTCGTCAAGGAGCTCTACAACGCGATCGTCAGTCGGCTCCAGTACAGCTCGGTAGCGCTCCAGCTCGCGACGGTGGTCCGGCCCAACGGCCAGAAGATCTCCTTCCCGAAGGTGGGAGACGCAACCGCGTCGTTCGTGGCCGAAAACGTCGCCACGACCGACCAGGACATCGCGACCAGTGCCGCCGACCTGACGCTCTATGAGCTGCGGGCAAGCGTCGCCGTCTCGCGGAGCCTGATCGAGGACAGCCCGATCGACGTGGCCGGCCTCGTGGCGGAGCGGTTTGCTCTGGCCTACGCCCAGAAGTTCGACGCGACCTGGCTCGGCGGCAACGCTTCCAGCCCGTCGATCACCGGCCTTGCGGCCTCGGTGGCTGGTGGCAACACCATCACCGTCGGCGCAAGTGCCGCGACGACGGTCGCCAACCTTGCCGACGTGGTCGGCAAGGTCGACGAGACCATCATGGGATCGGCCTCGTGGGTCTGCTCGAAGGCAGGCTGGGTGGATCTGATGAAGCTGTGGGCGGCCCAGCAGACGACCATGACGGTCGGCGGCGGGCGGATCGTTCCGACGATCTTCGGTGCCCCGGTCTACATCGTGAAGGGTTTGCCCTCGACGACGCTCGCCCTCTACGGCGACTTTGCGATGGCGACGGCCGTCGGCCTCAAGGCGTCCGGCCTCGAGATCGAAGCCGGCCGCGAGATCCTGATGCGTCAGCGGTCCGTACTGTATGTCGCTAACACCAGGTTCGGCGTGGTCAATCACGCCCCCGAGTTCGTCGGCCGCCTGGCGAAGGCCGCCTCGTAGTAGCGACAAAGGCTCAAGGCCCGGGGCGGCAAGGACGCCGCCCCGGGCTTCTGCCTGCCCACATGGAAAACATCCGACTCATCAAGGCGTATCGCGGCTACAAGGCCGGCCAGGTCATCACGGCCACGCCGGAGCTCGCAAAGGTCCTCGGGGAGTCGGGAGTCGCGGTTCCGGACCGGCAAACGGTCCTGCCGCAGGTCTCGGAGCGGGCGGTCGCGCCCGGCCCGCAAGCTGCCGAAGTCCGATAGGAGCCCGCCATGCTGCCCCGCTCAGTCGTCGTCGTGACTCACCCGACGGTCGAGCTGGTGACGCTCTCGGAGGCCCGGCTTCATCTGCGGCTGTCGGCCGACCAGACCGACGACGACCGTCTGATCGCGTCCCTGATCTCCACGGGCCGTGCCCTGGTCGAGAAGCGGCTCGGGGTCTCCCTGGTCAAGCGTCGGCTTCGGGCGACCTACAGCGGCGAAGGCAACGTCCTCGAGCTACCCTCCCCGCCCCTCCTGCTGGACGTGGATCACGAGCTGGAGATCACGGCCGACGGTGTCGCCGTCTCCGAGTCGGCCTACGAGGTCGACAGCGACAGCCGGCCGGCGACCGTGACCCTCTCGACGCCGCAGAACCTGCCGCTGGTCGTGACGTTCTGGGCCGGCGGCCAGCCGCTCGCCCCGCAGCTCCGCTCCGCGATCCTGCTCTACGTCGGGCACCTCTACTCCAACCGCGAGCTGGTGGTGACCGACGGTTCGCAGCCGGCCGAGCTGCCCTTCGCGTTCGAGACGCTCCTCGCCAGCGAGTCCGTTACGGGAGTCTGGTAGATGCCCATCGCTGCCGGACTGCTCCGCGAGAGCGTGACGATCCAGTACCCGACCGAGGTCCGCAATGCCCTCGGCGAGTCGACCCAGACGTGGAGCACGCTCACGACCAGGCGGGCGATGATCGAGGCGATCTCGTATACGGAAATGGAACGCCGCGGGCAGATCGGCGGCAGCGTCTCGTACACGGTGCGGATGCGGTACGTTCCGGGGATCACCGGCCAGATGCGGATCCGGTGGGACAGCCGCGACGGGAAGATCCTCTACGTCTCGTCGGCCGTCGAGCGCGGCCGCCGCGAGGAGCACGAGCTCACGTGTGAGGAGCAAGCCACGTGATCACCCTCGACGAGCGGAAGATGCAGCGCGAGATCGCCGACCTGGCGAAGAGCTACCAGGACCTCCCGAAGCACGTCGCGAAAAAGCACATGCTCGCGGCCATGCGGCGGGCGGTCGTGAAGAGCAAGGGCGTGTCGATCCTCCGGGCGAACACGCCGCCGGTCGGCACCAGGCGGGGCCGGCGTAAGAAGGGCGAGAAGGCCCGGTCTACCGGCGAGCTGCGGCGGGCCGTCGCGACGAAGGCGAAGTGGATCGGCAACAACACGACCGGCGCCGCCGTCGCGGGGCTCGGCTACAAGTACGGCATGGCCTCCCGGAAGGCTATCTGGCACGAGTACGGGACGACCCGCATGAAGGGGATCCGCATGATGGAGCGGACCTTCGCGCAGATCAAAGGCAAGGTGGCGTCGCTGCTGGCCGGCGAGCTGGCCGCGGCGCTCGACAAGGCCACGAACGAGAAGAACAGCGGCAAGAACAAGGGCTACGGAGGCTGACGCATGGCAAGCCCGGAAGCATGGCTGCGCGGGGCCATCGAGGACGCGGCCGAGTGTAACGCGTACCCGGCGCAAATCCCGGAGGGCGCCGCCCCGCCCTTTGTCCGCTACGCCCGGGAGGGCACCGAGCGGGTCCGCGGCCTAGACGGGTCCGGCTCGCCGGTCGGAGAGTTCCTGATCGAGATCTACGCCGACAGCTACCTCCAGACGAAGACGCTCGCCGACGCTGTCCGGGCCGCCCTCGTGAACTTCAACGGTGAGGCGGACGGCTGCACAATCGACGATGTGCGGTTGAGCGACGAGAAGGACGGCGACCCGATCTACATGGACGGCCGCGACGTCCCGACCTACATGGTCGAGCAGACCTATTCGATCTTCTGGCAGGAGTGAACATGGCAGAACTTTCCGGGATGCCCTCGGTCGGCCCGACACTGCCCGCCGGCTGCACGAACGTCAAGGTAAAGAGCAGCGCCGCCGACCCGACAAGCTCGGGCAACAAAATCGACATCACGACGCTCTCGGACGCTGCTCGGGTCTACCAGGACGCGCCGCTCGTGGACGTCGGAGCGGCCGCGGACGAGGGCATCACGCAGACCGTGACTTGTAGCTTCTTCGGCGAAGCGCCGGCGGTGAACACGAGCCCCACCGCGACCGGCTGGCTGTGTACCGAGGTCGAAACCGAATGGGCCGTCGGCGACATGGTTAAGGGTACGGCGACTTTCACGTACAAGGCCGCCCCGGCCGAGTGAGGAAATAACACATGGCGACACCAGCGCAGGGCGTCTCGTTCGCGGGCCTTCCGGACGGGCTCACGAACGTCAAGGTGAAGCGGGTCGGCATCGACCCGACGAGCTCGAGCAACCGCCTCGACGCGTCCACGCTCGACCTGGCCGCAGGCTCGGACCGCGTCTACATCGATGGACTGCCAGACTCCGGCGCCGGCGCTGTGAGCGGCGAGACGGTTACGATCACCTGCTCGTTTTTCGGAACGCCTCCGACGGCAGGCGACGAGATCACGTACGACGGCGAGCTTTTCCGCTGCACTGAGGCCGAGATCGAGTACGCCGTCGGCGAGCTCGTGAAGGGCACGGCGACCTACGTCTCGATCCCCGACTGATCCGGGGAGGTCGCAATGGCCAGTTCGGCGCAGGGCGAGACGTTCTCCTGGGGCGGCGCCGTGGGAGAGGTGATCTCCATCAGCGTGAGCCCGCGAAAAGCGAACCTGACGGACGTCACCACGATGGGGAACGCCGGCGTCGAGGGCGGCGGTTTCGTCGTCCGAAGGTACGAGTGTCTCTCTGTTGACTCAGGCGAAGCCTCTGTCAGATTTTTCGGGAACGGGTTCGCCGTCTCCGACATCGGCACGAAGGCCGGCCTGTCGGCCCTCGGTGTTTCCGGCGAGGCGATCCTCGAATCGTACGAGGTCGAAGCGTCAGTCGGCGACCTGGTGCGGGCGTCCGCGAAGTTTCGATTCACAGGAAACTAGGAAAACCAAATGGCACTGACCAGCAGAGAAGCGATCCTCGGGCTCCGCGATCTTGGCGAGCCGGTCAAGATGCACATTCCCGAATGGAAGGACGACGTCTACCTGCGCCGCCCGTCCGCGAACGACCGCGACGCGTGGGAGCTCTACTGCCAGGAGCACACGAAGACCCCGCACAAGGTGTGGCGGGCGAAGCTGGCGGCCATGCTCATCTGTGACGAGAGCGGGAAGCTACTCTTCACCGACAAGGAAGTCGCCGCCCTGGGCGAGCGGTCGGCCGCGGCGCTCCATCGCATTTGGGAGAAGGGCCTCGAGCTGATGCGGATCTCGGAGGCCGACGTCGCGGAACTGGAAAAAAACTGAGGAGCCAGGCGGGGGCGTACGACCTCTTCGCCTATCGCCTGGCCTTGGAGCTCGGGATCTGGAACGTCGAGGAGTGGAAGAAGGAACTGACGGTCGAGCAGCTCCGCCGGTGGATAGCCTTCTACCGGGTC